TGCAAGTAACTTAAACAGTACATCTGATTGTTTTGTAGAAAACATGCGTTGTTTGTGGTCTGAATCATAGAATACAGAATCTCTAATTTCTTTCGGACTTTTAAATGTTCGTGAATGTAAAAAAGAATACAAACTTAACATACGACCTACATTTTTTGAAAGCACACTGTTCTTCGTTTTACGCAAAACGTAATCTGTAGCTTCATTTTTTTTGGGATTTTTATCGTACACCCATTCCATTACTTTATTCGTTTAAAATAATGGAAGAAACTGGAGAAGTTAATTGGAATTCTCAATTAGAAAAGGTTATTTCAGACGAAGGTGAAAGATGTTTATGTTTTTCTTGGCTTCATTCCTATGCGGAAAAAAGATATACAAAATTGAATACATATATCACTCTTCCAGTTATCATATTGTCTACCATTGCAGGTTCTGCATCGATTGGATCACAAGTATTATTTCCACCCGGAAATTCTGGGAATATTAGTGTAGGTGTTGTAAGTTTGATCGTAGGAGGCTTAAATACAGTTTCAAGTTTTTTTGGATGGGCAAAACGATCCGAATCTCACCGTATTACTGCAATGACCTATCAAAAAGTATATCGTTTTATTTTGATTGAATTAGCTCTTCCAAGAGATGAACGAATGAATGCAAAAGATATGTTGAAAATTGTTCGTGACCAATGTGATCGATTACAAGAAATGAGTCCACAAGTTCCCGACGCAGCGATCAAAGAATTTCGATCGAAATTTGCAGACACAACTCCAGAAGTCAAAAAACCCGAAATTACAAATGGATTAGATTCTATTAAAATTTATCAAGAAAATTCAAGTCCAAAATATAGTCATAGAACTAGTATGACTGAGTTTAAAATTTCCATTGACGGTCACAGTCCAGACAAGTTACAAAAGTCGTCATCGGTTCATCCGCTGAGCGAGTTTGCATCTGATAATAATCACATTTAGTCTTCTTCTTACATCCAGAACACCACATCATAATAGATGCACTATCACTCTTCGAATACAACTTCTTCTCTCCCTCAATTACCTTATCAAGAGCTGACTTCCAACGCTGTGGACACAAATCAACTGCAGTAAGCTGAACTAAATTTCTGGGACTAATCTCACCTGACTTTAGTTTTTCTAGCCAATTTTCAGTATTTTGAACATAACTACATTCACCTCTCAAGTTCTCATACAATGAAATTGCTCTGTCACGATACATATTCCAAAAGTTACGATTGCCCCAATCAATTTCAATACATTCTTTAATTGAATCATCACTTACTGCATGTAGAATTGAATCCTCAAGTTCCTTTACAATATGTTCATCACCAACAAGTTCCTGAAAGTTCTCAATAACTTTATCACGAATAGCACAGTCAATAAATACATTCTTTGATTTGCTTTGAATAAGACGAATTGGGTATACTTGTCTAATTATAGCTTCTTCATCTACTACAATTGGTTCTTCAACTTCCTCCTCATCTTCTTCATCATTTTCATTCTCCATATCTTCATCTTCTTCCTCATCAAAATTCCATTCCTCATATAGAATGTTATACTCATCCGAACGTAAATTCACATATGCAGTTATCAAAGGTTTATACTTTTCATCATCATCTTCAGACATTAGAATAACAATATGTCCGATATACATCTCTTCATCGAATGGAGGTGGAAGTACATGTTGGTTTACATTTTCATCCTCATCTGATATACACGCAAATATGTTTAACTGATGAGTATCCTTTACAGGATTTTGAAGATTACCTTGAAATTGTATATTTGCATTTTTATACTTTTTACGAATCCACTCAAGAACATCAGTTGTCTTGGGAGGAATCTGAATTTCTCCAACAGTTCCATCAACTGAAATTGAAATAGCATATACCATTTTTACTTTGAAATGTATGAAATGTATTAAATTAGTTCCGTTTTTATTCTATAAACGAATGATGTTTAAATACAACAAAAATAAATACATACAAATGGATTCACATAAAAATTGGATTCCACAATGGCGGCTTGATAAAGAAAAACAAGAAAAAGAAGAAGCTATTAAAGCAGTAAACGATTTAGAAAATACGGAAACTAATTTTCCAGTTCTTTCTAAATCTACTGTAAGTACTAAAAAGTGGGTTGGTAAAAGTTTCAAATCATTAGCTTCTGAATGGAAGGATCATGCAGACAATGAGAAATTTGAAGAGGACCAAATGAAAGCAATTATTGATATAGATAATCAGAGTCACTTTGTGTTTGTTCTACCAAAGTTTGATAACAATCACCGGTATGAAGAAGAAGAGGAATCATCTCCTACAAAAGAAGTGAATGAATTTGAATGGACAGTTGTAGATAGAACAAAGGTTCGAAAGGTAAGAGATATGGATGAATATCTAAATCGTCCACCTACACCTGAAGATGATGGAACTGTATGGAAAGAAACTGAACTTCATGAGACGTGTTGGGAAGAACGTCATTAAGCCATTAATACTTTTGCTGCAGTTTCTGATGTAGCCTGCATCTGTTGTTCTGCAACTATACCTGCAGCCTTTATTCCAACACCAGATATATTAAAGTTAATTATACGAACCCAAATATACGTAACCCAATATTGTACCTTTTCACCTAACCATTCAGTATATATTGCAGGAATAATCAAAAATTCAGCATTTTTAGTTTGCCATGCTGCATATATAGCTAATCCTAATGCAGCAATTAATACCATAACATCCAATACTTGCATTGCTTCATTTTTAGCATATGTATCAGTAATAAATTTAGCAAGACCAGACAACTTTGTTCCTGCTGACTTTGCCCCTTTTACATCTGGAGATGTTACAGGTTTTACATCTTGTTTCTTACCCAATCGTTTACATCTCATGTATGCTTTGTTATCATGAGGCATCGGTCCACCAGGCAATGATTGAATATCATTAAAGAATACTTCGCGATTGCCTAAAGGCTGAATAGGTCGTGAACCAGGAGCATTTGTCTTTACTAAATTAGCAAAGTCATTTGGATCCATATTAATCATTGTCTTGAATACAACCCACTTTGTAGGTTCACATCCAGGTGATACCATAGAACCATCATAAACATAATAAGCACCAGTTGATGGAACCATCATATTCAACCCCCAATTTTCACCTAAATTTACAGGTGTATATTCCTTTGTAGAATCAGCAAATCCAACAAATGAATTGAAAAAATGTGTAGATGGAGTTTGTGCTGAATTCGTTCGTACAAGTGCACTTACACAAAGGTTCTTCCCTGTTGGATTTTGAAATATCGCAATTACTTCAGCATCTGCCTGAATGTTTTCAATTGTGTGGTGGCTTGGGTGATTTACAACAACTGTTGTGCATGTGTAACCTTCACCATTAAATTTACAAGACCCGAGACCAGCTGTATTACTAATAATAAGTCCTTCATCACTTACAGAAACCTGTGCCTGTGGAACCATTACATCGTCTATCGCAAGGTCACACATTAAATCACAAGGCTTTGCACTCGATTGTGACAAATTGATAGGACTTTGGTTTGCTACCGAACATGAAGCTGGCCATGTGGTGGTAGAGCCATATATACTCATTTGTAGTCTAGCAGTATTTTGTATCTAGGAAATAAGTAATATGGATGCCTCTAAAGGATATCAACCGGCTCAATACATTGCTTTGTTTGGACTCTATCTTCCAGTTACATACATCCTTGCAGGATTTCTTGCAGATGTGATAGCACAAAGCTATAAAGAAACGAGTGCCAGTTTAGCTGCTATTTTTGGTATGTTGGTTAATAAGTTAGTTAGTCGTATAAGTGATCGGGCAATAGGGTTCAAAACAGTTCAACAGCAACGTGGTATATTGAATGGTATGGCAGTACAACTTCAAATGGTATCCAGTGGATGTACTGTTCCAGGACTAGAAGGATTAGAAAGTATTGTAGCCCCACAATCACTTGTAATCATTTTTGCAATGATTATATACTATTGGATTGATATTTCTAAAAATGGTACAGGACAATCAATAGGTACATTAGTAGGAACTGGAGCAATTCTTGTAATTATTCAACTTGGTGTTTTATATACAAATGCATGCTGGACTGGTGACTTTTACATAAGTAATTATCCTCTCCAAAGATTTATGATATTTCCTATTCTTACGGCACTTCTATGTGGAACTGTAGGCGCTGGTATTGCATATGGTATTAATCCACTCATATCAAATGCTGTGAATAACCATTCAAATAATACTAACAAACTAACATTTAGTGGAAGCGGATCTAAAACAGGCTCAACTGTTCATGCCGGTTCTGTTGGTAGTTCAGATTCAGCCTTACCACATCTCGGAGGTTCCGTAGGTGGTGAAGCAGGGGCTTCTAGTTCTGATGACGACCAATTTGTTTGCGATGCATATAAAAATGGTGAATTAATTAGTTCAACAATTACTGAGTAGCTTTACTATAATTAAGACCATTAGTCATAATCTTATTATAAGGCATAACTGATGTTCGATCACTACATTTTTCAGAATAAATATCCTTTCCAGTAGAATCCTTTACGGCAACTACTAGTGTAGGAAGTGGCTTAACGCCATATCTTTGAACCAAATCTGTCTTCGTCTCACGAACATTTACAGTTACCCACTCAATATCAGGATAATCTTCTGCCATCATCAACATACCAACCTTTAGCTTTGCACACGCACTGCAATCTGGTGCAGTAAAATAGTATGCAACACACTTCATTCTTCCCTTACTATTGTAATAGCACTTGTGATTAAATGATTCGCTGACACAAGACGGTATTGACTTGTTTTATGTAATTTCTGTTTTACGACTTCAAATCCGTTTTTCTTAACAGTCTTTGCTAAAGCAGATATAAGTGCTGAATTAAGTACATCTGAATCAATCTTATCCAAATTATTCTTACACCATTCAGCAATTACTTTCTCTGAAATAGGAGGTCCCATTAGCTGCAAAGGACATCCAGGCAAAGGACCTACCGTATTTGTCGTTAGGATAACCTTCTCTTCAACAGCTTCAGGATGAAGAACTTTTACTGCCATCTTATCTACCATTTCATTATGTTTGCTATACTCATCATCTCCACCTGTATGTGCCGCTACATGAGTAATCTTGTAAGACTTAAATTTAGTTAAACTACGCGATGTCTCCTCAATCAAATCACGATGCTTTACTGGTTCCCCCTTTCCAGTTTTCCAATCATTCTTCAACCAACCGGGTAGCCACTTCGTTAAACAATCCTTACAGTACATTGAATCTGTATAAATTTCAAAGTTCACTTCAGAAGGTACAAACTTTTTTTGAACGATTCTTACAGCTTCTGCAATAGCTAACATTTCAGCTCTCTGATTCGTTTGTCCATCTTCAGCAGGAACGTGATCAGATGCCGACAATTCCTTGTTTTCTGGGAACCAACATGCATAGGATGCCTTTGCGCCCTTCTTACCGTTACCCTCACAGGCACCATCTGTAAATACACGAATTGTCGTCATATTATCTTTACAATTGGTTTATGAAAGTATGGCAAAATCCGTTTTACAACACAACGACTCTGAATTGCAGGTTGGATTACTGTAGGGTCTTCTACATGAAACCAAACACGTGACCTAAATGAACGCTGTTCCAATGAACGTCTAATCATTTGCTGACAAGCATATGTTAAAAATTCAGAATGTAAAATAAGCAAAATACGATATCGTGTTGATTGCCGTTTTGGAATTTGCCCAATCCAATTGTCAAACCAAGGAGCAAATGTATCGACAGAATTCATTTCTGTTGCATCAATTTCATAAAACTCACATGTAGTTTCATGCGTAATCTTATATGCATTATACAGCTTTAGTGTTTCAATATCATTGAGAGCTTCAAAGAATAAATAATGAGGTGGTGGAAAAATAAGTTCCATTACTATTATTATTTACTAACCCGTAGATGCTAGAATCTTCTTTACAGGAATTTCAGCAGAAATCACATACAAGCTATTCTCGGTCATCACAATATAACAGGTCTCACACTTATACACATTCTGAATTGTGGATGTATACTCGTCGTCTGACTTAACAAGATACTTTGCACTATCCTTTACCCCAATACAACACGTCTTCTCAATGCTCTCACGATAATAATCAAAATACAAAGGCTTGTCCTCTGTCATTGATAGTTGACATGCTCGAAGCAGAACACTAGCTGGGGGCAAATCAGACATTTATTTATATGACTGTTTCAACTTGAATTTATTGAACGCGTTTGAGTGTGTCTTCAATTCTAAATCGAGACCTCATATTCAAATTCTCAACACTTTCTTTTGGCTGTTTAAGAAACGATACAAGACCATTTCGCAGAACACCTCTCAGCAAAGTTGCATTCTTTGGAATTAGAATTGATGTCTCGGATATAAATTCTACAAACTGAGTTACATTCTCCTCCATCTGAAGACTCTTCACCTGATGAACTCCATCATCAAGCTCGCGAAGAACCTGAACAATTGAATTCTCAACTGAAGACTCAGTAATCAAATTTTGAATATACAAATATACCATAAACTTTGCATATCCTCGACGCTTATCCTTCTGTCGCGACCACTCAATCAACTTATCATCAAACTTGGCATCTACAGCATCCGGAAAAACAACTGTCTGGGTCATATTATACAGAACAGGGAACAAGTCAATTTGGCTCTGCAAATCATTTGCAATTTCAGGAAACGATGCATTCAGTTTCTTTGCGAAAACTGACATTACAGATGCATATGCGTTCTGACTAATTGCCTTGTCAAACAGAAGCATAGTAATACGAAGTCGAAACTGCCCATCTCGCTTCTGCATGTATGTAATTGCTTCACCCGAGAGCTTATCCATGTTTGATGTGGTAATCTTATTTAGAATTGTAAAGATTTCAGAATACTCTGGATCATCACGTTCCTTTACACGCCTTACAGCATCTACAAGTGCCTTCTCTCTCCAATTCTCAACAATATGAGGTTTAGGAGCAACATTACGAAATCCCGAATGTTTTACATGTGCGGGACGAATGGGCTTATAGATTACTGCAACAATGCGCAACTTAGCAATATTATCCTGTACCATTTGGGGCAAAGAAAGCTTCGCGCCAAAACGGACAGAGTAGATATCTGCAACAGAAAGCGTCATTTTTATTGTATTAGATTATATCTATGAAAAACGAATCCATTTTTGATGTTTAATTTAGATTGTAATAATGGATATATAGTATAAAATGGGAACTATCGAAACCACAAAACTCCAATACTCTTGGATTTTGTGGTATCACGATCCTGAGAATAGAGACTATAGTTTAGCAAGCTATGTGAAGGTTGCAGATATGTGTACTCCTCAACAATTTTGGTCAGTTGTGGAATCTATTTCTAAGGAAGCATGGGAATCGGGTATGTTCTTCTTTATGAGGTATGGATTCAAGCCTCTTTGGGATGTGCCTGAAAATGAGGCAGGTGGTGCATGGTCTAAGAAGTTAGAAGCATCGGATACCTATAATGCGTTTGTGGAAATGATGGTTCAGTGTATTGCCGGAGAATTGCTAACAAACCGCAAGGAAACCCTTGTAGGAGTTGCTGTTTCGCCAAAGGGACCGTTCTCAATTTTGAAGATTTGGAATACAACTACAACTGTCTCTACGAATGAATATTTAAATACGCAAATCAAATATGTAAAAATTGGTGATGATGTCACGTATACAGCTCATAAAGCTCGTCCTAAGTAATCTTTAAGATATATTTGCCAGGATTTGTTGTTTTAAATAATTTTTCAACTTCCTTGATATATAAATCACGCAAATTATCAATATCTTGTTCTGTTGGTAATTCAATCTTTGCTACCTTAATTACACTTCCAGTATATGTATGAACAGCTTCAAGTGGTTCATTAAATAATTTTACCCAATTATTCAATGATTCAATAGTTGGTACAGGTAATGCAACTTTTAAGAATGAATGTAACATTTTGTTAGCAGAATCAATTATCGGATGTTTTAGGGGTGGAAATAATTTTGATTCACCATACGTTATAATTGGAACTAAAGCAGAACCTGTTTCTAAAGCAATTTTAAAAATACCTCTTCGCTTCTTGATTGTAAGAATAATTGTATTTTCATTTGCATCTAAAAGTTCCTGTATTCCACCCAACATAATTGAAACTGATTCAGTATGTAAGGTTTCTTTTATTGTTTCATAATTAGATGAAATACAATTTCCCATTCGCATAAAATCTTTGATTATAGGTATGTGATTGTAAAACCATAATGATACAATCTTGGTAGGTGTGTAGCATGGGTCTGTAACTTGAAATCCATTATGAATAGCAGATGTAATTGTCATTAAATCATGTGGGTGCCATAGCAAAATAGATTTCTCAGGTATTTTTTCACTTACATGAATTTGGAATGTTTTTCGTAAATTTGTTTCGATTTTTTCAAAGTAAAAAGAAAATTTGTATCTTATAATTGTTAGACATGATTGTAACATTGAATCAATTACATCCGATGGAATTATATGGTATACACATAATATCCCAACTGATAACAAAACATTCAAACAAAATAAGAAGACGCAAACGATTACCGAAAAGAATAAAAGGACAGGCCAAAAGTAGCCATAAGGCAACAAAAAGTCTAACATTTCCAAGATGGTTATTTACTGATGGGTTTAATTCAATCTCCCATTTTGCGCTGGGATGGTTCGCTATTTATTTTCCTGTATTTGTTCCACTATTTACATTGTACCAGTTGTTAGACCCGTTAGATGTGAATATGTATGTGGATATTCTTGAATTTATTGTTGGATTCAGTATATCTTTGCTTTTCAGTTAATAAAATTATTTTATTCTACAAATGTCCAAGCAATACCTTCATCGCTATATTTCCGAAACTTCATCCGAACACAATACAGACTTTTTAATATCTGAAGAATTGTGTCAATATCAACGTGTGTATATGCCGAAAATATAATGCGTTGCTTTTCAAAATCACGCAAATATAACCACCGTACATCATCATAAGGGTTAAACAGATTCTTTAGAGCATCATCATCCCAGTCAACACGCTCAAGCATCTCAACTTCATATGTAACATGCCAACCCATTGTAACTTTTAATACAAAAAAAATAATATTTTATCATTCGTTTTACAGAATTTCTGTCCAATATTTTCTTATCAAAATACCTTCTTGTTCTCTATCAGTAAGATTATATGGGTCAAAATTATTACAAAATTTTAGTTCGTAATATTTGTTACATGTACATATATTTGTTAAATATCCACATGAATAACATTGAAATTGTCTCCACCATTTCTGGATAATAACAACTTTGTATTGAGTTTGATATTCAGATACCATTTTTTACATTTGTTTATCAAGCAAAAAAATAGACTCATTAGAATCCATTTTTATAACCACACATATATTTACATAAACATTGTTTCTAGCAATTCATGTCCACCAATCTCTAACCACTTTTCTACACGATCAGGTCTGAAACATTCACTCATCAAATCTTCCTTGAGAATATAACATCTTTCACAAGTCCTATCCATTGAAACTAATTCATTATCTTCGACATATTGTGCAAACATATACATATCACGACCAAACTCTCTATATATATGATAACATTTATCACACATACCACTAGAATATTCATCACCACGACGTATACCACATTCCCAACATGTAAGACGATTATTACGCTTTAATTCGCGATACCAATTTATAATTTTATTTACTGCTTGAAACTTATACATTTTTACATTTGTGTTTATTTATGAAAGCAAAAAAAATAGACTCACTAGAATCCATTTTTATGTTCACTCCATCATCGCTTCCAAATACTCATGACCTCCAATCTCTAACCACCTCTCAACTCGTGAAGGATGGTAAACTGCAGCTACCATCTCTTCCTTGAGAAGACGACATCTTGCTTGACACCTATCCATTGAATTCCTTTCATTTGCAAGAATATATCGTTCACGTTCAATTCTCACTATATTGGTCATATAGTCAGACTCATAACCAGAAGTATTATCAAATTCAACAGAAGACCTATCATCATCAGAATATTCATCATCGAATATAAAACGAGTTCGCTCCATTTTTACATGTCTTTCTTTTCAAAGCAAAAAAAATAGACTCACCAGAATCCATTTTTATAACCACACGTGCATTCACTCCATCATTGCCTCTAGCAATTCGTGTCCTCCAATCTCTAACCACCTCTCAACTCGAGAAGGATGGTAAACTGCAGCTACCATCTCTTCCTTGAGAAGACGACATCTTTGCTGGCATCGTTCTTTTGATTCATATGCTTCAACCATCATGTCATTGATAGTCCACATCAATACATCGTACGTAAATGTATTGAGACCACAACCACGATAATATGCACCATCGGGTCCATCCAGGATTAGGGAAGTATAATAATTAAAATCCACTGCATCCATTTTTACATTTGTGTTTCTTTATGAAGCAAAAAAATAGACTCATTAGAATCCATTTTACGTAGCGCAAGGCATCAAGCAAAGCTTAATATCACCCAAATTTGCAACTACATACCGAATCATGAGGAACCAATCATTCTTCATGTGAATTTCCAAGTTGTTACACAAATTCGTACACTTCGTAAATAGAACAAGGTGTGGGAGTGAAAAGTTACCTGTTACAATCTCATCTCCTTCTTTCTTCTGAATACTGAACTCATTTTCCCCATCACCCATCACAGTTGTTCTTGAAGCAAAATGGCCTTTACAACCAAATGTCAAAGATGAACCAACATTCTTAATTTCAACTGTCTTTGCTCCAAGTAGGGTCATATCACGACACATCTTCTGAAAGTCTAGAGAAGGCATCGTAATGTGAGTAGAAAACTCTGTATCGGGTAGCTGAATATCAGGCTCATCTCTGTCAAGCAAGTTCAACTTATAACGAGTTACCTGCTTACGGTCACCATCCTCAAGCAGAATTCCTAACGTATTCGGATCTGCTTGGTCAACATAAAATGTAATTGTATCATCATTGGTTGCTGTTCTTACAATACGATATAGGTGGTCGGTATTAACACCAATTAGAAATTTAGGTGATGTATGGTTGTAAGCATATTTCTCGAACTTGTCTGCATACAGACGCAGATGAACAAGAACGGTACGAGTGTTATCCATCGCAATCATTCTGATACCATCCTTATCGAAAAGAAGGCTCATCTCAACAAGAATACATTTTAGCGCCTCCTTCAATGTTCTGACTGCGCTTGTTTGCACAGTCTTGGCCTCGACGATATACTCCGGCATTTGTTATTCTATGTTCGTTTCCTCTAAAATGGTTGAAACGATTTAACCGAAAATGAAAAAAGGTCTCGCCACCTTATAATTTTTGACTCTAAAAGTCACAATATCTGTCACGACATTTGGTACACTGAAAGTAGTGTCCAATAAATGAAACACCTCCCTTCAGGAAGCTTACCGTATCAGTCATAACCCAATCGTGATAACACATTTTAGAATCTTTGCAATAATTATTACAATATACGATTGTAAATTCGTTTCGCGTTATCAACTTTACAATGAAAACAATTCTGAAAACAAATGACGGACACTGAATTTGCGAAGAACCACCTTCGCGAGCACCTGTCTGGACTTATTATTCCTCCTATTTCTGAAGGCTTTTGGAGTATCTATATGTCAGGTAAAGAGTTATGTGATCGTAATAACCAACCAGACCAGATTCTAAGAACATTTCAGAATATGCTCACTCGCATTCCTGAGTGGTCGGATGCTACACTATCCACTGAAGTTGAACGTATTGTAAAGATTACGAAGTGTACATATTTGGATGACCTTCTTATGGGTGTATTTATTTCATACATGAAATCATTTGCTTCTTTACACTATCGCGGTGCATCATCGCAAATTAAAATTGAATTTGAACGCCCTAACTTTACAAAGTTTATTCATGAGCTGTATAAGCATTCGGCGCGTAAGGTTTGGCAGGTAGCCTATTTGTTCAAGACAGTTGGTGTATCAGCAGAACAGCAGGCTCGTAATCGTCAGGAAATTGAGAAGATTATTGCTGATTGCATGGAGCAAGTTATTCGTTCTTTCTTACCTTGGGAACAGATTTCAAAGAATTATTTTATGGATACTCCTTCTGATATTCCTACTCAACCTCCAGCTGCCTCGAAGTCGGTTATGTTTGAAGATGTTCAAGATGATGAATCTGATTCAGACTCGGATGAAGAGGAAGAACGACCCAAAATGACAATGGGTGATGAAACTGTAAGTCTTGACGTAGAAGAGTTGGATAATAAGTCAGATACGAAGACAGTTGTAATTCCTGAAATGGATCCGCTTTCTGAAATTGAATCAAAAATGGGTGATTCGCTCGTTCTAAATATGTAAGTATTCACTGGATTCGAAAATAAATGATGATTGTAATAACTTCTATCGCAGTAGCGTTGGTTGTTTTTATTCTGTATGCACTTGAGCGCAAATCCAAAGAACAGCCTATTGATTGGATTGATGCTAGTAAGCTTACACTTTTTGGTGGTATTCTATCATCAGGTATTGTGTTTGCTACAACATCAGACATGGCTCCAGCTATTATGGAAGCAGTATCCAATGTTGAACTTCCCAACGTTCAAGATATGTTTGTAGGAACTCCTACATTTTAATCAACAATTACTAAATTCATTGCCACATCAACAGGAAGAGATGGGATTCCAAAAACATCTTTCAAATACTCAACTTCCTTTCTAGGAACAGCTGTATCTTTGCAGTATCTGGCAATTGCCTTATATAAATGAAATCCATGATAACGATCATGATGAGGATCTTTCTTTCCAAACATAATGGAAGATTCATTATCTATAGTTAACCAACGCATAAACAAATTAAACAAATGATTGGTCTTATACTCTTCATGATAAGGCCCTTCAGGAAATAAATCCCAAAAGAGTGATGTAGCAAGACGAACTAAATCAAATGATGCATTGGGTTTAATAGATTGAAACTTTGTATTATAAAATGGTTCAGTATTGTACTGACCACCTGCTTCTTCTGTTATACAGAAATGGTCACTCATAACTGTTTTAGACTCTTTCATTCCTGTTAGTTTAATTGATGCAACTCCTCTTTCAAAATCAATAATCTTAATCAAATATCCATATGTAGGTACCTTATAGAACAACCCATTGCAACTATAGTACATGTACTCTTCATCTGTCTTGTTATACATCACATTGTTTGAATGAAGGTCATTGTGAGTAAGACCAAAGTTTCTTTGAGCAAATGCAAGAGCAAACATAACCTGTGTCACCCAAGCTAGGTGCTTTGTTGTATCAGGATTCTCAGTAAGAAGCTTGAATAATGTTCCTTCGCATTTTTCCATAATTGTTGTTTGGACAGGAACATTCGTAAATGAAGCCCATGCAAATGGTTCATCATCTTCGTCTTCCATCTCTGCAAAGTCCTCATCATCTTCATCACAATCACATGAGTTTACTTTAAAAATGTAAGATGTTGAAACAGATGATGAGTCGCTACCAGAATCATCTTCAGAAGATTCTTCCATTAATTGCTGAAGGTCTGCTACAGCAGAATCAATATGTACTGTTTCAAGCTCTTCTACACCATCAAGCGTAATAGCTTCTCCAAGTCCTAATGATGGACGAGATGTTCGTGTATGCTGAAATTCAACTGAATCACGAACATTGTCTGATAATTTTAAATCGAATGTTTTTCCAATGTTTGCACTAAACCAACTACGATCACATAAATCAACATAATCATCTGAAATATCAATTGTATGACTCTTTGAAAGACCACTAAAGATACCAAACACTTTAGGAAAGTGAGGGCATTTAGATTGAGATAATACAGTTGAAATTAAACTGCCTACATATGCAGCATTATGGGGCAACTGCATTTTTGATGTCATTTCACTAGACTGTTCAGCAGTCGAGGGCAACCCAATACGAGCTCCATATTCACCCTGAATCCATTTGAATGGACTTAGAATCATAGTTGTTTTGCAATGGACTTCACACTTTTCATATTTTGAGGTTCGAATTGTTGTGGGTGAAATGAAAGAAGCAACCTCTTCATCCAATCGAATACCATATTCACCAACAGTTTCCAATGTGTTCGTTTTGAATAATAGTTCTAACGTTGGAAAAAAAGGTTGAATAGCATCAATATTTATATTAGCAAGAGCTGATGCTCTCAAATTCTGTAAATTCCACTTATGTAGTGATAGTGGAATTGAAGACGACTTTAGTTCGCCTTGTTTTCGCTTCAACATCTTATTAAGTCGTGTACAAATCAAAAGCAAAATCTTCACGCACTAAATTAATATGAACTTCACTATTCAAAAGTTTCAGATTGAAATCCTTAAGGACCGATGCAAAGTTGATTCGCGTAAGTCCCCCATGATTGTATTAATTGGAAAGAAGGATACTGGAAAGTCTTTCTTGGTTCGCGATATTATGTACAATACTCAAAATGAGTTCCCGATTGGAACTGTTATTTCAGCAACTGAGGTTGCCAATGAATTTTTCCAACACATGGTTCCTTCTAAGTTAATTCATGACAAGTATAAGCCTGAAATTGTTACCAATATGATTAAGAGACAGCTATCAATGAAAGCTCATCGTAATACGGATAAGCATGGACGAGGAGAAGTTTCAGCTGTAGATCCTCGTGCCTTTTTAATTTTAGATGATTGCTTATATGACGGTTCTTGGGTCAAAGAAGAATCAACTCGTTATATTTTCATGAATGGTCGTCACATTGATTTGATGACAATTATTACTATGCAGTATCCTTTAGGTATTTCACCAAACTTACGTACAAACGTAGACTTTATCTTTATTCTTCGTGAAAATGTTATTAACAATCGCAAACGTATTTACGATAATTATGCTGGTATGTTCCCTACATTTGAAATGTTTTGTCATTTTATGGACCAATGTACTGAAAATTTTGAATGCCTAGTAATCTGCAACGGGATCCAGTCGAATCGCCTTGAAGATCAGGTTTTCTGGTATAAAGCGGTTGATCATCCACAATTCAAAATGTGTGATGATTCATTGTGGGTAGATAATAAAGCATTCTCAAGCACCATGTTAGCTGCTGATGAATATGAGAATGGATCTGTTAAGAAGAAGAATGCTGGTCCTTGGGTTCATGTAAAGAAAGTTGGTTAACATCGTACACTAACTCCTATTGTAGTTAAAAATGCTGTTTGAACTCCAACTAAATAATGTGAAACTTCTGCTATTACAAAACTTCCAACTATTGTTTTCCATAGTGGAATATTCCAATAATAAGCAATCAGTATTGCGATCAAAATTGTTCCAATAGTGTCTACTGTAGCATAACCAAATATTCTGTGACTATGAGCTCCTTCACCAGGTCTTCCAAAGATAAAAGCATACGGACATGCCATTATATTATAGCTTATAGATCACGAATTGCTCCCTCGGAAGGGTGAGTTGGGCGAGAA